ATACTCAAAATTTTTTACTTTAGACATACGATTTTTTTTTAGCTGTTTTGATAAATATACACGTTATAGACTAATGTTCAAATATTGGGTAGTTAAATTTTCAGATGAAAAAATGTCAGTCAATTCTTTTAACACCACTTTAATTTCTGGACGTACATCCACAGTATATCTAACCTTAGGCGGATATACTTTGGCATCAAAATTTCTATGACAAATTGTGTAATCGCCCACTTTTACATACATATTAAACACTTCTTCACCATCCGTGTAAGATGTATTCATAACATTTGGATCTTCTTCAATAATATGTTTATTATCCAATAGGTAAATTACACTCTTCATCTTCAAATCATATTGAAGTTTTTCACCCAATCCCTTAAAATAATCATAAAACTCCATTGAATTTTTAGCTTTAGGATTATAGTTTCTTACATTGAAAAATCGTTGAACTACGATGTTATCATTCAATGTCATTAGAAATTCCATCTTGGTAATTTCTTGTTCTTTTGTACTCATTTTGTTTGATTTTTTTTGTGATACATTTTTTCTTTTCTCGTAAGTTTCATAAAGGGTCTTACGAAATCAACCCATGCGTCGTCCTTTTTGGGTAAGAACTTAAAAAACCCATCTTCCGTCATCATTCGGATCAAATTCCTATAACCCCGATCCTCGGGATCCAATGACTCTTCATAATAAGCCAATACTAATTCTTTCGCATCTTCAGTAATTAAAGGGTTTGACAAATCTATTATCTGTTCATTGATTTGATAATATTCTTCCCCAAAGATACCAGATTTTGTCTTACCAGTCAAAATATTTTTTAATGTATTATTGTCCTTAAATTCTTTCAACAACTCCTCACTTTTTTCTAAAATATACTTAACACTAACAATATCTGTTTGAACTTCAGGAAAGAATTTTACCAAAGTTTTTTCTCCAAGTCCGTAAATACCACTGATATTATCTGACTTGTCTCCCATCAAAATTTTAAGAGTTTTTGTGTTTTCTACAGGAACTTCAATGTCTTGTAAGGTTACCCTATCATTTTCCACAAAAAATTTTCGGTGAGATGGGTTATAAACCCTTACTTTTTTATTAACTAATTGTAAATAATCTTTGTCTGCCGAAAAAATTGTCTTGTCCTCGTTTTCTGAAATCAAACAATAATACGCAATCAAATCATCGGACTCGTTGTTGGAAACCTCCAACTGACGTACAAAAACCTCCTCCAAATAAGACTTAACTCTCATCTTCTGATCCTCGTACGACTGATACTTCTCATCCGTCATCGTATTACGTCTGTTCTCCTTATACTGAGGGTAAATTTTCTTACGAGTAGATGAATTATTCTCCCCGTCCCAAAACACAATTACCTTATCGTAATTGTTATCCTCTAAAAATTTTCTGATAGTATTCAAAAAGTGAAAAACCCCACCAATATGCTTACCATTATGATAAAATTCTCTAACACCATGAAATCCAATCTTAAATAGATTGTTGCCATCAATAAGTAGGGTTTTCACAAATAAATTAGTTTAATGTTTCCTTCTCTTCTTTCAAATCAAAATCACCTTCAGAACCGATAACGTCCTTCCAATACTCAGCATACTCCTTCTTGTATCTTTCAACTGACGCCTTTTCTTCAGTACTATCCTTACCTGATAAAAATCCGTGTGGTGTAACGATAATCTTACCATCATCATAACCCAATCCATTGATGTGGTTTTTCAATACAGAAATTTTACTACGAATTGCAAACTTAACTGTTCTCTTATCTTTAGTTGCGGTAATTTTAGTAGTACCCGCACCTTTCTGATTACCAAACAAGAACACCAATGATGAATTTAACCATACCGCATTACCACCTTTAGCCATAATCTTAGGTTGACCAAATGGATTGTCAGGTAATTCTACCCAAGGTTGGTTAACAATAACCAATGAATTTTGATATTTTGAATCGGTCTTTCTTGAACCTGAAATTTTTTGGTTAATACCCATACCAATTTTATCTGATAGAACCGAAGCGTTGTGTTGTTTACCACCCTTACCATCAAATGTCATTTTACAAGGTACAGAACCCACGGAATCCCACAAGAATAATAAATCATATTCAATATCACCTTTCTCTTGTGCATCTAACATCTCATTGATGTAGTCGGTTATTTGTTCAATGTATTCAAAGTTATTGTTGAAGATGAAAAATCCATCCCAATCAACTTCACCTGTTTCCTCATCAACCACTTCTTCACATTCAAATCCCATCAAACGAGCATGTTCAAATGACCATTTTTGTTCGGTAATAATGAATACCGGAAGAATACCTTTTTTCTGAGCATCAACCGCAGTCTTAACCAAAGCCGTTGTTTTACCTGTGTCAGAGTGACCCAAGAACATATTGATGTGACCCATAGCAGGACCAGGAACACCAACAGCGTCCAAGAAATCTGAACCTAAATCAAAATAACTTTGAGTTTTGTACTTAGCTGACGTAGAAAATTTCTCTTTTACTTTTTTGAAATCTGCTTTCTTAATCGCCATTTTTTCTTTTTTAATAATTAAACAAAATAAGCATGGACACATTGTCTGTGCAATTGTCCATGCTCCTTAACTTTAGAACGGCATATCTCCGCTCGCTTCATCAAATGCTTGTGGATCAGAATATGATACCGATTTACCACCCATAGATGTTGTGGATTCAGTTGAATCACCATAAACGTACTTACCCAAATCGTTATCCCAACGTGGAGTTTCTCCGTTTGCAATCGCCTCTAAATACTCAGTTGGTTTCTTAGAGTAAACATTAGCCCAAGTTAACTCGTCGTTTAACCACTCCTTAGCCATGTCAGCGTTCTCGTGAAGGGGTGTAGGATCGTCATACATAATAGTTTGAACATTGGTGTATTCCTTACCATTACCTGTCTTAGCTTTGTTCATCTGGATGATTAAATCACGTCCCTTCTCAGGATCTGTAATATCACCCTTAGCTCTCCAAATAGGGATAATCTTATCCAAGATACCCTCATTCTTAAAGTTGTGTTTGAATCTCCAAAACTTAACACCATCTTCTTCGTGATCACGATCTACAACCTTAACGATGTAGAACTTACGTGAACGATACTGCTTAGCCAACTCCTTATCGGAATCCTTACCCGTTGACATCAATTCTTCATACAACTCGTTCAACGGGGAACGTTCGTTGTCGTTTTTACCTGGATCAAAAAACTTCTGCCATTTTCCACCAACTTGGATTTCGTGGAACCATACCTCTTTAAAAGGTGAAGAACCATCAGGTGTTGGTAGAATACGGATTCTAGCTTGACCTTCTTTTGATTTTTCAGGAAGAAGACATGTGAAATACTTCTTCATTCGCTCTTCCTGTGACATCCCAGAACTAGAGGATGTGCCCGTTTGCGTGTTTTTTTCGTATTGTGACAATACTGCGTCTAATGAACTCATATAAAAAAATTTAGTGTTTACAATTCAATAATAAAACAAAAATGGATATAGTCAAATTAAAAAAGGGATCCGAAGACCCCTATATTTTAACGATAAAATTCTTCTGTGTCAATTCCGTCGTTAAAACTATCTTTAACGTCGGATGCTGTGAAGTTATCAACCTCATCAGAAGTTAATACATATTCTTTACCTGTCTTTTCAAAATCCTCTTCCTTATCTTCAAAGAAATCAGTGAGTTTTTGATTAAATGGGTAAGAATCTAAACTTCTTAATTCTAATTTTTCTTCAGCCGTTTTTGGTCTATACTTCTCAATCTTAGCTTCCATAGAATTAAGTTTTTCAGAAATGTTATCCATTTCTGCCAACTTAGTTTGAAGTTGTTCTAATTGCTTAAATAAATTATCAAAATATTCTTCTTGTTTGGTTTCAATATTTTTTTGAGAATCTACTAAATCAGTAATATCTAACTCTTCAGTTTCTTCTTTACCCTCACTATCTACTTTTTCAACCTCAGTATCTGTTTCAATATCAATAGGTTCTGCGGTAATTTCATCAGGTGCCGGTGTTTCAGGTTGTACCGGTTCTTGACCAGGCTCAGGGGTTAAAGGTGGTGCTGCTTCAGGTGCCGTTCCTCCAGGAGCTACCTGTTCTTGGATATAATTGTTAATTCTATTATATCTACTAATTTCGTGTAAAAGTTTTCTCTCTAAACTCATTGTTTAACCGTTTAATAATTGCTTTATCCCTGTAGCAGTTTCCACAGTAACTTTTCTATTTAATGATCGAGTGTTATCTACTCTTTCAATCAAACCATCTCTCATACTGATTTGGTAACAATCACCTGTATCCA